ATAACATCTGATATTCCATTACGTTTAGATATATCAACATTTGATAATTCCAGAATTGGAGTATTATTTGGTGTTGGTTCACAAACATTTGACTTACCAGGAACTAAGAAAAACAATGCTTTCTTTAACAACGCATATGATATAGGAGCTATAGATATTCCTGCATTATATGATTTTGTGAGTGCTGCAGTATTAATTGATGGAGATGAAGTATTAACAGGAAATATGCAATTACAGGAAGTAGTCGCATCTGAAGATGGTTATGTAACTTATAAAGTAACCGTAGTAGACCAAGCCATTCAATTTACAAGTGAATTAGATGGTGATTTCATAGCAAACGCGGATTTTAGTGCTTACAATCATAATTTAACAGTTGATTTTATAACAGGTAGTTGGTCAGGTTCAGCAAATAATGCTGATTTACCTTTATCAGGTGCAGTATATTATCCTTTAGTTGATTATGGTAACGACGGAGAAGAAGCATATTATAGTTTAGATGCAAGTGGTTCATTACCATTCATACAATTTAGTGGTATAGCAACAACATCAGGATCAATTGATAATAAAAGAACACCTTTAGCATATCAACAATTATTACCTGCAATTAGAGGTAAAGAATTATTAGATGTAATAGCAGATCAAGCAGGATTTACTTATACAAGTTCATTTGCTAATTTAACATCTGAAGCATTTAAAAACGTTTATGTATTAGCTAAAAGTAGAGATACATTAGGTCCTACATCTGCAGGTGCATCAAACGAAACATTTAGTGGTTCATTAAATAGTGATATGACATTGCCTACTATAGGACCAGGTGGAACAAATCCATTATTAACAACAGTAGAATTAACTGCTGATTTTGACCCTAGTAGTAACTTTACAGGACCTACAAATTATAGATATGTTTGTCCTTTAAATGGTAATTACCAATGTGATTTCAGTATTAGTTTTAAACAAGTAACGCCAGGAGGAGCTAGTGCATTTAAAGCACAATATATAGCAGGTGTATTTGTTAGATTTGCTGCTGGTGGAACACAAAGATATAATAGTACAGGACAAAGTGGGTTTTATCCTACTGGTACCTCAAATGAAATACAAACCGGAGCATTTAACATACCAAATTTAACTGCGGGTGATACTATAGAATTAGTATTATATGTAGAGAATTTAACATTCTCAAATATTACTACAGCTGAAATATATGGTGATGATGATACGTTTTTAAATATTACATCAACACCAACATCATATGCAAATTCGCCTATTGATATGGCTCAACAATTTGATGGTAATACTAAAACATTAGATTTATTTAAAGGATTTTTAGAGCAATTTAACATGGTTGCTTTCCCAACTTATAATCAACCAAAATCAATAACAATAGAACCATTTGATACATGGATGATAAATGGTAGAGATGTAAACTGGACAGATAAATTTAATACAGCAGAACGTATATCAGTTACTTCACCATTAGCAGAACAAAATAAAGAAACATTTATAGGTAATAGTGGTGATAAAGATAGATTTAGTGTCTTTACAGAAGATAACCAACCTAACTTACCATTCGGTACAGTACAATTAGTATCAAATAGTACAATACCTCAAGGACAAAGAAAAATACAAACGTTTTTCTCACCTGTAATTATGGGTACAATGTTACAATCGGGATCTATAGATGCAGATGGTAATCCAACTTATAATTTATCAGTAGAAGAAAATTACGTACCTCATTTATATAAATTTGATAATTCAGGATTAAAATCATTTAACTTTAAACCTCGTATAGGATATAAATTAGCAAATAATGCATTAACATCAGCAGCATCAAGTTCTATTTTTATAGGTAATCCTGGTATAGGAGCAATTGCATATAGTGGATCTGATGGTTACGCTACAATTAGTAATTTATCAGCTGTAGGTAATTTAGAAAATACATTTAATTTACATTTTGATAACACATATACTCCATTTGTAGCAAGTAATTCATCATTTGGAATTGGTACTACAGTAGCAGAAACAGCTTATTTATCATATTGGAATAATTATATAGCAGGATTATATTGGAATGAAGGTAAAAAAGTAACATTAGATTTATTCTTTACACCTGAAGAATATAAAGATATAAGATTAAATGATCGTATAACAATTAAAGATCAAACATACAGAATTAACAAAATCAAAGGGTTTAATTTAATGGAACCTGATGTAGTAACAGTTGAATTACTAAAATTATATCCAGTATTTAACAATGTAGTTGATACACCAGCGCCAACACCGAGTCCAACTCCAGTGCCAACGCCTACACCTACTCCTACACCTACACCAGTACCTACTCCAACACCAACTCCTACACCATCACCTTCAGGATGTATAACAGTTACAATTTATGGTAGTAGTTCAGGTGATTACCAAGAAGCAACATTTATTTGTTGTGATGGTACTACAGGATATGAAAGAGTAGAAGATTATGCTTCAACATCATTCTGTGCACAAACAGGAACAGTAAGTAGTTCAGGTACAGGAGGTGTATCATTTGGAGGAACTTGTACAGATGATTGTTAATGAGAGAAGTAATTAAACATTTAAAAGCGACAATTGGTGAATTCGTTATTTGTGGAAGTTTGGCTTTATATTTACATGGTCTTATTGATGATTATAACCATGAAGAAATAGATATAATTGTAGATAGTGATATAAAGATAGATGGATATACAAGGCATACATCAAATAGATTTAATGCTAGAGGATGGATGGGAAAATATAATAACGTTTATATCGACGTGTATAACAAAGAATTACCTGATTACGATAAAGTCGTTGTTGATGGTTTGATAGTGCGTATAAAAACGTATCAAGCGCTTAAAACGCATTATTTGTCATTAGACATAGATAACATGAATGGACATGAAAGATTTAAAAACAAATTATTAACAAGGGTAGACTTGTTTAAATAAATATTTATTAGTATGGCAACACAGACTATTGATTATAATATTAATGTAAATGCTGGAAGTTCACTTAGAACTATCCAAGACATTGAAAACGAATTAAATGAGTTAAATCAGGAGATTAAAGAAGTTGGTGTTGGTAGTGCTGCGTTTGATAAAGCAGCTGGTAATATTCAGAAACTAGAGTCAGAATTAAGACAAACTCAATCTACAGTAGAAGGATTTACATTAGATAAAAAACTAGAAACAGCAGATGGTGCAATTAAAGTTGTAGCAGGTTCTGTAACTGCATTAACAGGTGGTTTAGGTTTACTAGGTATCGAAAATGAGAATTTTGAAAAGTTAACTGCACAAGCAACCAATGCAATTGCATTTGGTATGGGTATAAAAGATTTATCAGAGGGATTTGGTAAATTAGCTAAAAACTTAAACGTTGCAGGTATTGCACAAAAAGCATATAACCTTGTGCAACGTGCATTTAATGCTATTTTAAATGCGAATCCAATAGGTTTAACTATATTAGCAATTACAACATTAACTGGTTTAGTAATTGGATTAAAAGATAAATTCGAAGCTGTAAATAAAGTATTCCAGTTCTTTAAAGGATTAGTTACAGCAGTAGGTGAAGCATTAGGTTTAGCAGCTACAGCAGAAGAAAAAGCAGCACAAGCAGCTAAAGAAGCATCTGAACAACGTATTAAAGACATTGATAATGAACTTAAAATACGTAAAGCAGCAGGTGAAGATACAGTTGAATTAGAACGTGAAAAACAACAGTTATTAACTTCAATAACAGAAGAAGGTTCACAGGAGAGAAAAGATGCAATGGCTGATGAAGAAGCATTTGAAGCAGCTCAACTTAAAAAGAAACAAGACGCAATAGATGCTGCTGCTGATGAAGCTAAAAGAAAACGTGATGAATTAAAAGCAGAAGCAGATGCTAAAGCTATAGCTGATAAAGAAGTAGCAGATCAAAAGGCTGCTGATAAGAAACAAGAAGATGAAGATAAAGAAAAAGCTAGATTAGAAGGCATACAAGCTGTAGTAGATGAATTTGAAGCTAAACAACGTGATTTAGAAGTAGAAAGTGAATTAGAACGACTTGAATTAGAACAAGAACGTAAATTAGCTGAATTAGGTACAACTGTAGAAGATTTAGAAGCTAAAAAAGCAATTGAAGTATTTTATGCTACATTAACAGCTGAAGAATTAGAAAGAATTAGATTACAAGATCTTGCTGATGATAAAGCAATTTTAGAAGCTAAAAAAATAGCTCAAATGAACTTTGTAAGTGCTGTAGGTGGTGTAATAAATGCATTAGGTGGATTAGCAGCAGAAGGAACAGCAGCAGCTAAAACAGCAGCATTAGCAGACATTGTAATTAATACAGGTTTAGGATTTGCTCAAGGTTTAGATATCGCACAAAAAGGTGCTAAAGCTACAGGTCCAGCAGCGCCATTTGCTTTCCCAATATTCTATGCTACACAAATTGCTGCAGTAATAGGAGCAATAAGTAAAGCTAAAAACATATTATCACAAGTAAAAGGTGGAGGAGCTGGTGGTGGAGCAATAACAGCACCAAATGTAGCACAAACACCTTCAATATCATCAGCTAATTTAGATATAGGTGTAAGTCCTGAAACACAAGTTGCTGGAACAGCAGTTCAAGCGTATGTTGTCAGCGGTGATATAACATCATCACAAGAAGCAGAAGCAAAATTAAGTACAAGAAGAGCCATAGGCGGTTAAAATATAACAATATGAAAGTAATAAAATTAGACATTGATGAAGAAAACATATTCGAAGGAATAGATGCAGTAGCATTGGTTGCAGAACCAGCTATTGAATTAGATTTTCAATTTTTCAACAAACAACACTTTGCTAAAACATTTAAAGATTATCCTCAAGCAGCTCGTAAGGCAGCAGAACAAGGAATTAAACGTAATAAAGCGATTAAAAATAAATGTGGTACAGCGGTCGGCAAACGTAGAGCAACGCAGTTAGCTAACGGTGAAAACGTGTCAATTCAAACAATTAAACGTATGAGATCATTCTTATTACGTCAAAAAGATAATTACGATTTAGCTATAAAAAGAAGCGATTATAATGCATGTGGTTATATATCTTATCTATTATGGGGAGGACCTGCTGCATTACCTTGGGCAGAAAAGAAATTAAGACAAGCTGGTTTACTAGAAGAATCTAATAAAGAAGTAATTATGTCTGAAATGAAATGGGGTACTAAATCAGCAGCAGATAGAGAACGCATTTATAAAAAATATGGTTTTGCTGATCAAGCAGAAATAGATGGTATACCTGTATTTGCAGACGAAAATCAAGCATTAGTAATGGCTAGAAATATTGGTTGTGCAGGCACTCATAAACATGAAATTGGAGGAGAAACAGTTTATATGCCTTGTAAAACACATACTGAAGCAACTGATAAAATGCTTAAAAAAATAGAGGAATCTGAACCAGTTAAAATGCATAAACATTTTGATGAGTTTGATGATGACCAAAAAGAACAATTACTTAAGAATTTAAAATCCGTGGGTAAAACAGAAGCATCATTGATTGATGACACGTGGTTAGAAATTAGTGAGGATGAGTTTAATAACAGTTTATACGCTGAATTCGCTGTAAAACGTAGTGATAGTAATCCAGATAAAGGATCATTACAAGATACATCGCAATTTAAAGTATTATACAAATATTCAGGACCTAGAGATTCTAAAAATAGAACGTTCTGTAGACAAGTATTAAATTTAGATTTATTATACAGATTAGAAGACATAAACAATATGTCATTATTTGGTGCTAATGAAGAATTTAGTACATACGATATATTCGTATACAAAGGCAGTTTTAACTGTAGACACAGTTGGGTACAAAAATTCTTTAAAAGAAATGATACCAATAATAAACGATCTGCCAAAAACCCGATCCTAGAAGAAATATTAGGAGGACCTAGAGCACAAGGCGCTAGTCAAGTAAATCCTAAAGCAAGAACATTAAATGAAATTGAAGCAGGTGTACCTGAAGGTCAATTTGAATTTAGTGCGGTTGGTGAGAAAATGGAATTAGCAGGACCACTTATGGTACCTGATAAATTAATACCTCGATTTGATGAAGAAGGAGAAAAATATTATGTATTCTTTGACGCTGCAGGTATTAAAAAACTATCATATAAATTAATGGAGAATAAGTTAATCGATTCTGTAAACATAGAACATGATGCAGATAGAAAAGTAGCTGATTTAACATTAGTCGAATCATGGTTAGTAGCAGATGAGAAAAACGATAAATCAAATTCATACGGATACAATTTACCTAAAGGTAGTTGGTTCGGAGTTTATAAAGTAAACAACGAAGAAGTATGGGACAAATACATCAAAACAGGAGCAGTAAAAGGCTTTAGTGTTGAAGGTATTTTTAACGATAAAACAATTTTAGCAAATAAACAAGAATATGCCGTTACCAAATCCTAAACCAACCGAAAAGAAAGACGATTTTTTATCTAGATGTGTTACATCAGAGATAATGCGTAAAGAATTCCCAGATGGCAAACAACGATTCGTCATTTGCCTTCAGCAATGGGAAGATAAATAATATATTTATGTGCATACAAGGAGAATTAGTCCATTGATTCAATTGTATTTTATTGTATATATTTTTTATATATTTTTTCTTTTAGGAAGGGATAGCACGTAACGGAACCTCGTTAGCTATCCTTTCTTTCATCTTTTATATGTCCTCGTTTTCTACTTGTAGAATCTACATTATATCTTGGGTAATCACCAAATGCTAATTTATGTTGTTCTAAATGGTATTTTTCACGTTTCATACGTTCATCTTTATCTGCAACATATTCAATTACATCAAATGATAATCTAGTTCTATCTAACTTACCCGTAGCTAAATCATATGGAATTTTAGGTTGCCATGAAACTGTATCAGGCTTAATATGCTTAGAAAAATGGGCTACACGACGTTGTTCAGGCATAGTAGATTGACCAATATAAATGATATTTAAATCTTCATATATAGCATAAACACCAGCTGGCTCTTCACGATGATATTCTTTTAGATATTCAGCTTTTTTAATTCTAAACCAAGGCAACTTCCATTTTTCCTCATGTTCGACTTTAGATTGTTGTGCTTTACAGGTTTTACATTTGTAAATACCACGTTTAAACATTGATAGATAGATGTTGACACCAGGATTTAATTCAACTCCACAACAAGTGCATATTTTAGGATACACGCCTTTTTCATTAATTTTAACTCTCATAATATTATATTTTATTGTTCTTATTATACGTATGTAATATAAATAGAAAATCAACGGAAGCCAACCGATTTTATAAAAGAAGTAAAATAATACGGATATTTATGGTTAACGAAATGAGGCAAGTAGCCTCATCAATAATTTTTTTCAAAAACATTTACTATGACTAAAAATGAATTAAAAGAGTTAGTAAAACAACACTTTAATTTAGTCGAAGCAAACGTTGAAAAATTCGATAAAGCGGAACTAGAAGATGGTTCGAAAGTATCTAATAAGGAATCTGGCAAATTTGCTATCGGTCAAACTCTATTTATAGAGGACAAAGATGGTAACATGGTCAAAGCACCTGAAGGAGAACACGTATCAACATCTGGTATCCAATTTATTCTAGATAAAGACTCTAAAATCACAGGTCTTAAATATCCAGACGAAAAAGGGGAAGGCGATGCTGACCTAGCAGTTGAGGATAAAAGTGACGTAGTCATTGAAAAGAAAGGTGATAAAGCTGATGAAGGCGCATTTGCTTCTAAGGAAGACGAGATGGATGCAAGAACAGACGCTGAAGAGGAAGGATATCTAGATGGAATTAAAGACGAGAAGCAAGACTTGATTAACGCAGGCGGATTTAAGCTTGAAGATGTTATCGAAGTAATTGGAGAAGTAGTTGAGGCGAAAGTAGAAGAATTAAAAGACAAGATGAAAGTTATGGACGACAAAATGAAGTCCATGGAAGAAAAAATGTCTTCATTTAGTTCAGAACCAGCAGCTGATAAGACTGTTCCAGCAATCAAGTTTTCCAAAGCGGAAGGCACAACAAAAGCAGACAAACGCTACAACGCAATGTTGAAGAGAATGTCTAACAAATAACTAAAATTAAACTTAAACTATTATGGGATTAAATGTAGCTGCATTAGCAGACTTTAACAACGAAGTAGCAGGTAAAGTTTTACTTCAGACTATTTACAAAGGCAATACTGCCGAGTATGTAAGTATTCAAGAAGGGATTAAATATCAGGAGCCATTAAACAAAGTTTCCGTTATACCTTATTTTCAAGGTGGTGACGCTGTAACTACGCCAAGTGGATCTGCAACATTTACTCAAAGAAACATTACTGTTACGAAGAGAACAGCTTACGATGCTTGGAATCTTCAAACACTTACTCAGAAATACCTAGGTATATCTGCATTACCTGAAGGATCTTATGAAGAGACTTTCAGTTTATTAAACGACTTAACTACTGAATTAGTAGCTAAGGCACAACAAGACAATGATAACTTTATTTGGAATGCAGTATCAGGATCACAATTTCCTGGATCATCTGTAGAGCCAGAAGCTGACGGCTTTCACAAACTAATTAGTGGTTCTACTGCTAATGTAGTTGTTGCGACAGGCGCTTCTGCAACTCCAATTACAGGATCTACTGCATACGCACAGTTAACAGGAATGTTAGAAGTTGCTGATCCAAACATCTTAGATGTTAGTGATTTAACTTTCTTCTGTGGTATTAAAGTATTCCAAAGAATCATAAATGGTCTAACTACGCAAAATCTCTTTCACTTTGACCCTACATCGGTTAAATCAAGAGGTGGATTTTACGAAGTTCCATTACCAGGATACCCTAACGTGGTAATCGTAGGTGGATGGGGATTACGTAACAAAGAGAGAGTAGTACTAGGACCTGCATCTGATGCATTCGTAGGATGCGACTTAATTAGCGACACATCGAACTATCAGTTATGGTATGACATAAATAGCGACACAATTAAGTACAGATTGAGAAACAAATTAGGTACTCAAATTGGACACCCTCATTACTGGGTATCTAACGACGTAGCTTAAGCTTAAACCGATTATTAACTAACAAAAACTTAAAATTATGGCATGTGATATTACATCAGGATTTCAACTAGGTTGTAGAGACTCAATGGGTGGACTCCGTCAAATTTATATATTAAGTGGTTCAGTTAGTTCAGTAACAGGCGCTAACAATGGTTTATTAACAGCTATCAGTGGATCAGGTACGTTCTTTTTATTCGAACTTGCTAAAAACACAGGTGACTTTACAGAAACTATTAATAGTAGTATTGAAAATGGTACTGTTTATTACGAACAAGTAGTAAATGCACCATTCCAAAAACTACAATCGTCTACTCGTAATCAGGTTAAAGTTCTAGCACAGAACCCTGACCTTAAGATTATAGTTCAAACTAATAATGGTACTGAAGACGGCGGAATAGGACAATTTTTCTATTTGGGCCAAGAAAATGGTATGACATTATCAGGTGGAACTGGACAAACGGGGACAGCTTTTGGAGATCTAAACGGATACACACTAACATTTACAGGTGATGAACCATTTCCTGCAAGTGAAGTAAGTGGATCTATTTTAACAAATGTACTTTCGGGTATAACTGTAGGATCTTAAATATATTCTTAAAAATTGGGGGGTCTATAAATGACCCCCTTTTTTTTAATATCTATCTTATACAATAAACATATTTATTCTTAGACGATGATTAGACTAAATTACAGTAGCAGTGGAGGAGATGTTAATGCCTTATTTTGTAATGTACAAATAAGCGCATCTGAGGTTTTATACTCTCTAACTAGTAGTTATGATCAATCATTATGGGAATTATCAGGTAGTGTAGTTTCAAATAAAACACAGGGTGGAGACGGATGGATTTTAGTTTCATCTAGTAAAGATTTAGCACCTACAGCAAGCGGACAATGGTTTGCTGATGTTTCACCTCTTATAAACGTTACAGAACCTGCTATTTGGAACCAAACAGCTTTAGTTTGGCAGAACAATAATAGTCCAGTTTCTATAATAGATTATATTTGGAATATTTTCCAAGAATTTATAACAGGTAAAACAGATGGCGGATTTATTGATACAGAAAGAGTATGGGTCTCAGGTTCGAATGACCCAATTATAACAGATTATGTATCAGGAAATGAAAACGGTACCTTTAACACATATCAATACTAATGGAAAACAAAAAATTTAACTTCTCAGCTATCAAACGTAAAGAAGAATTCGCTAAAAGTGGATTTGACAGAGAAAGTAACCCATATAGAAGTGACAATGTAGATTGTCCTAAGTATATGAAATTTGGGGTTGATAACCAATACCCAGAATACCTTATTTCACTATATAATCAATCATCAACACACGCTTCATGTATAAATTCAATTGTACAAGCAATCACAGGTGATGGTTTAGTATGTGATAATGAAGATTATTTAAAAAGAGCTAATAGAGATGGGGAATCATGGAATGATATCTACAATAAAGTAGCTTTAGATTATAAATTATTTGGCGGATATGCTTTAGAAATTATTTATACTAGAGATAGAAGCAAAATTGCAGAAATCTATCACGTAGACTTTAGTCACGTTCGTGCAATGGAAAAAGACGATAGATCAAAAATACCAGGATATTATATATCTCCAGAGTGGAAACCAGTTTGGAATTATAATATTGAACAAGACGATAAAAAATTACCTCAATTACCACCTTTCAATTTAGAAAAACGTAGTGAGGAACCAAAACAATTATTATACCATAACCCATATAGACCAGGACAAGGATATTATCCATTACCTGATTACGTAGGTGGATCTAAAGTAATAGACTTAGATCAAGAGGTAGATAATTTCCACATATCAAACATTAAAAATGGTTTAGCACCATCATTAGCAATTACAACTTATACAAATGCAAATGATGAAGAGAGACAAGCTATAGAAAATATGCTACGCTTACAGTATGAAGGTACAAGTAATGCGGGAAATATGCTTTATATGGATGTTGCAGATCCAAGTTTAAAACCAGACATAACACCAATACCTCAAAATGGAGCTGACGATTATTATACTACGTTAAATGACGTTGTATCACAAAAGATACTTACGTCTCACCGTATTACGTCACCAATGCTTTTAGGTATTAAATCTAACGTAGGACTCGGTTCAAACGCGGAGGAAATAGAAACGGCATACAGATTATTTTTAAATACAGTAGTATTGCCATTTCAACAAAGTATATTAAGCGTATTTGAAGGATTATTAGAATTCAATTACGGAGAAACAACATTAGGTGTTGTACAGAAAAACCCATTATTTGAGTATGATGAAGAAGATGAAACAGAGGTAGTAGTATCTCAAGATGCAGAGGTAAAAGATGAAAAAGAATTAGATGATCAAATAAATGATGACGCACCATTAACAGAATAGACATATGACAACTACATTATTAATTAGCGAAGCAAAAGTTAGAGCATTTTCAGATTTAAATGAATCAGTTGATGATGCTTTAATGGTTAACGGTATTAGAGAAGCGCAGGATATAGTTATACAACCTATTATAGGAACTATACTATACAACACTTTACTTACAAAAATTGATAACAATAGTGTATCAGGGTCATATCAAACATTAATTGACGATTACATTCAGCCAGCATTAGTTTATGCTTCATTGTACAATGTTACAGAGGCTGTAATGGTAAGAACTAGAAATAACGGATTATTAACTCCAACCGGAGGTGAAAATAGCGTTAATGTAGATAGAAGTATGTATGATGCTAAACGTCAAAGCATTTTTAATAAACAACAATTTTACGCGGATCAACTATCTAGATATTTAAGCGAGAAATACAATTTGTTTCCTGAATTAGGACAAAATACAGAATTATATCAGTTTATACCTGATTATGCATCGCAATACAGATCACCTATTGTAATGCAAAGAAATACTAGAGCAGTATATATGAACTTAGCTCAAAGATCAGGTTTACCAATTGTTAATTCAGCGTATCCAAGTTATCCTCCACCAGGACCAAACAAATATAATATATAATTATGGCACAAGATTTATCAGGACTGTACATCAGTCAATCATTTCAAAACTTAGTACAAAGAAGCGCTAGTGGTGCTTTTAACGTGCTTGCAACGGCGACAGGAACAGAATTTATTCCTGTATCAGCATCATATGCAATTTCTGCTTCAAAGGCAGATTCAGTAGTATCAGCAAGTTATGCTGTAAGTGCATCATACGCTGTTAGCGCATCTTACGCGTTAAGCTCGTCATATGCTGTAAGTGCTTCATTAGCTCAACGTGCTGTGTCATCTTCACATTCAGACGTTAATTTACAAGAAGTATTACAAAATGGTAATTCAGCTTCTATTGCAATAAATTTAACAGCAAGTCTAAATACAACAGCAAGTTTAACAGAACATAAAAATGAATTTAAAGTAACAGCACAAGATAAAGATACTGATTTTGATGTTGCATCATTTAAAATTAGGAATAATAATAGTGGTAAAACACAAATTACTGGTTCAGTTGAAATAACGGGATCATCATTAGTAGATGGAGCATCAACTGTAAGATTAAATTCATTAGGTAATAATGCAACTTTTACAATTGAAGATTTAGCTAATGATAGTTTTGCTGTTGGAACTAAATTATTCATGACTGGTTCAAGAGTTGGAATAATTGAAACATCTAAAAACCTAAAATTTGTTGCAGGTGATTCTACTCTAATGAGTGCGGGTGATCAATTCTTATTTGATAAAAATAATTTCCAATCAGGTGATTTTAAAATTACAGATGATGGTTCAAGATCAGCATTATATCAGCACGAAAACTTAACTGAAACAGGTAGTATTAGATTTGCAAATACAACTAAAGATGTAGGTATAGCAATAAAAATGGATGATAACAAGATGGCATTACAAATGTATTCTGGTTCAGCATTCGCTCCTATTATACAAAGGTTATCTGGTTCAAAACAAATAAATCTATATGATTCTACTTCAAGCACTGGTTCATCAGCACAAGTATTAACATCTAATGCTAATGGTGGAATTGAATGGGGTGTTGGAGCTGCAGATCCTTTTCCATTTACAGGAAGTGCTCAAATAACAGGATCATTAATAGTAACTGGTTCAGTAAATTTAGGTAACTTTAATTCATTAAATACTTTAGGTACATCAATTAACGCATTAGTACATGGTGATGGTAACTCAATTTTAAGTGGTGAAGATAATGTAATAATAGGTGGTGAAGGTAACAGTGCAGGTAATGGCGTAGGATATTCAGGTATTTATAGTGCTGCAGCATCTCAACTAACAAACACAGATACTTCGGTAATTGTAGGTGGTTATCAAAACCGATTACAAGCAGCTAGATCATTTATAGTAGCTGGTAATGATAACCAAGTAACAGATTCAGGTGCTACATTCTCAGGTATTATTGGAGGACAAGGACATAGAATATCAAGTGCAATTACAGCATCAGCAATTATTGGTGGTAGAAACTTCACAGCAACTAAAGGAGATACAGTATATGTTCCATCATTAGAAGCATATCAAGGTGGAGCAAATATAACAGGTTCAATTGTTGGTAGTGCAGGTGCAGTATTTGGAGCATCAGCAGGAGCAGGTAGTGCAGATGCAATTACATTAGGTAATAGTTCAACACCAGTACAATATGGTAATATTCAAATACACCAAAATACAGCTACAAATACAGGTAACTATTTTAATGGACTACAAATTATAGATGCTGCAGGGGTAGTAACTGAATTAGCAAATAGTGCTTTTACTGGATTAGGTAATAATATTCAGTATCTTGGAATGGGTCCTAATAGTCCAAATAGAACTGATTCTATTAAATTATGGACTACTGGTTCAAGTAATACATTAAATGTAGCTACTAATTTAAAAATTACAGATGGATTAGATATAGCAATGTCTGGT